CTAATAGTCATATATGCAGTTGATACATAATCTCTAGGTATTATAGTAAATTGATTTGTGGCGGTTGTGTTAAATAATATCATTACTTATATAACGTATAAAAAATAGTAATTTGTAAAAACAAAAAAAAAGCACCCTATAAAGGATGCTTCTAATTTAAAATAAATATTAATTATGCAGTTGGGTCAATTTGTGCTGCATCACCAGTTACCGGTGTTGATAAGAAATAAGGTGCAGTTTCTTCCATTCCCTCGAACGTAAGTGTAAAGCCGCTTAAATCGCCCGCTGCTGCGCCAGTCACTACCGTTCCACCAGTACATTCAGCACCATTTTCTGCTCCACACAAAAAGCTATTTCCATAGTAGTCTTCAACTACAATATAAGGACGTGCTACTGCAAGTTTTTGTAATACCTGTTGCGTTTCAGCATCCAAATATGTAAGTGTAAGGTTTAAAGTTTGAGTATAAAAAGTTGTTCCATTTTCTCTGCTACTTGTTACAGTAGTTTCTAAACTAGAATTTCCTTTTACATCAAATTCATACCAAGTAGGTGTTCCATCAAAAGACGCTTCACCATTTGCTGCTACTGTTATTTGACCAATAGCATTATCTCCAAAGTTTGCAAAGAATACTTTTTTGATACCGCCAAAGGCACTTTTACAAGGTAATTTTCTACCTGTTGTTATTGTACAAGCCATTGTTTTTATTTGTTTTATAAAAAAAGGGTGAGCAGATTACCTACCCACCCCTTTCTATTGATTAATTAATTAATTATGCGTAAGATACCAAGTCTGCTCCAATTCCGAATTGTACTCCAGAAGTGAAACGCATTACCATTCTCACATTGTTACTTCCGTCCAAGTCACTCATATCCAAGGTTTTAACCTCGTTTGTTGAATTTAACAAGCCAGTTCCAAAGTATAAGTTAGAACGTTGTGCTACATACATTTTGTTGTCAGATAATCCTGGAGATACAAATATTTTAACTCCGTTCACCGTAAGGCTTCCGTTGTTCCACCATTGTGTTCCCATATTAGCAACACCATTTGCTCCTAATCCATTTGCTCCAAATCCGCCTAATGCTTGAACATATAGTTTAGCTGCTTTAGTTCCGATGTATAGGAATAAATCTTCTTTCCCGTATAATGCGCTTGGTATTGCATCAACTACTTCAGAAAGCTTATCTATAATGTTTGCAGAAGTAAGTGCTACTGATGTGATTGCTTGTGCTGCTGGAACATCTCCGGCAACTACTGCTGCTGCAATTAGTTTCTCAAACCCATCAAAAGATGTGTAAGTTGCTCCGGCAGTATCTCCTTGCCAGATATTAAATTCCGTGTTCTGTGCAACCTCTGCTGCTACGTGAGCAATTAAGAAGTCAGAAAACTTTGGAGGTAATGTTTGACCTAATCCAAAGCCCATTGATTGGCTTTCCCAATCGTTTACAAAGTCATACTTACATAATTGTAGGTTTACTTGTAGCTCTGTAGGCTGAATTATTCTCTCTGTTAATGTGATAGTTGATTGTGGGTCAAAATCACAAGATGCAGATTGTACAATTGCAGTCGTTGCAAGCTTCTTGATTACTTCCTTAAAAGCGATGTTCGCCTTTACTGTTACACCGCCATCATCAATAGTTGATGCAGATAATAATGCTGCTGCGATATACTCACCGGCAAACTCGCCCGCATAGGTAGAGTTTACAGTTACGGTTGTTGCTAAATTTACGTTTCTTTTATTCATTTTTTATTTGTTTAATTTACTTAATACTCTATCTAGTGTTGTATTGAATTGTCCTTTACCAAATTGCACTTGTGTTTTTTGTGGTGCTTTTGCTTCTGGATTGTGTTTAATTGGTTTTACTGCTGAAAGTTCTTCTTTTACTTCTTCCTTTACTTCTTCAGTCATTTCAACTTCTTCTTCTTTTTCATCTTCAGCTTCAACCTTATCTTTCTTAAGGTCTGCAATCGCATCTTCTAGGTTCTGAATTCTTTTCTCCATTCCTTTCCAATCTGCAACATCCGCTTCTTCTTCCATTTCTTTTTTTTCTTCTTCTTCCAGATCCTCTGTTTCTTCTTCTTTAGCCGGAGCTTCATCTGATACTTCACGCATATCTGCAATCATACCTTCTTCTTCAACAACTAATAATTTTCCATCCTCTAAAATATATTCGCCTACGGGCATCGCTACTTTCTCATCGTCAGTAACTATGAATATTTCGTTTCCTTTTTCAAAGGCTTCAGCACTTACTATTGTGCCGTTTTCTAACTTCATTTCCATAAGTTTAACTTCTATATTCAGAAGTGTTTTTATTTCGTTTAACATTTGGTTTGCTTTCATACTATTTATATAACGGTTATTAAATTAAAATTTGCATTTTCAGTCTGTTCTTGTTATAACACCTATGCCCTGTGCTTGCATTGAACCATCACAACACTCTCTTGAATACTTATTAGTATCCCAACATAAACAACCACGACCGCCACCATTAGGTGATGTCCTACTAGGTATAAATATTTTGTTTTTATTGTTCCTCTGCATTTAGTATATCTTTTATTTTGTTAAGTAAAATATCATCTTCACTCATAAGGTCATTTAGTGTTTTGTCTTTAGGTGTTTCCATTTTGTCTGCAAAGTAACCCTCAATAGAAAAGCCCTTAACTTTATTTGATTTAACATACTCATTCCAGATCTCGTCATTGTTAACCTTTACACTGCCCATCCAAGTTCCTAGTGGTACATCTAATCCATACAATGCAGTCTTGTCTTTCACCTTGTCTTCTACTATCCAACTTTCAACCAATGTTAATCCGCTTAAAACTTCATCGTGTTCTAATGTTGAGTTACTTTGGTTTCCTTTCTGTAGAAACATTTGAGATGCTTTTACAATCGTATCTTTTGAAAAGTATATATAATACTCACCCTCTGCTCCATTTCTGTAGATAGGCTTATTAGGGATTAATAAAGCACCCATCAATATTTTCTTTTCCTTATCTACTTCTGCAAGTTTAATTTCTTGGTTCTTTAATGCAACAAAGTCGCTTTCAATCGCCGGACTTTCTACAATAGAAATTGCTTCCACTCCAATATCATCTTGTTCTTCGTCTAAAATAAGTTCAATTATTCTCATAAATATATAACGTTTTTAATTTTTAAATTTGCATTTATCCAATACTAGCACCCTCTATAATGTTTCTATCTAATTCTTGTGCAGTACTTACATCACTTGCAACAACATAGGATCTGGATGGTCTTTGTGATTGTCCCCCTATCGCATCTGCTAATTGACTTTCCCCACTTGCACCCACTATATTAAATGCCGGTGGTACAGAGCCTCCATCTATTGAAGGTGCAGATATATCACCACCACCTCCACCACCTATTCCTTTAGTCGCTGCTTTGGATGCCTTTACCGCACTTTTTATTGCAGATACAATTCCAACTGCTTGTGCTGCGTAACCTACAATCAAAGGTATGTTTCCAGGGAATGGTGCTGCTGCTGCTGCTTTTGCTGCTCCACTTGCAACATCAACTCCCGCTTCTGCACTTTTTATTACTGTTTTTGTGGCTGATGTTTTTGCAGCAAACAAAGTAGCTTTAACATCCATTATCAATTCCTTTGCTAATAACAATTGTTTAGCTATCAACATAGCTTGTCCAAATTTAGTTTCAGCACCACCTATTGCAACAAGGTTGTCAAATGTATCTAATCTGTCTTGTCTTTTCTTTTCTTCAAGAGCAGCTAATTCCTCTGCTACTTTCTTTGCATCCGCAATTCCTTTTAATCTCTTTTTTTCTTTCTCCGCATCAATCTTATCCTGTTTTTCTTTATCTTCCAGATCAAAAGCATCTTGTTGTGCTTTTAAAGCTATTCTTTGTGCCTCTTTTAATTCTTTTACTTTTTCACTTTCTTCACCATAATATTTTTCAGCTAATGCTATCTGTTCATTATAATCTTGTTGTATTTCTCTTAATTTTTCTGCTCTTTTTTCTGCCTCTGTATCAATTAATCCTTTCCTAATTCTTTCAAGTGCAGCAGCTTTTTCTTTCTCTGCTTTTATTTCAGCATCATTATTTTCTTTTGTTGTTTTTTCTTTATCCTTTTTATCAGCTAAAATGAAACCATCTCTTTTGTTCTTTAATTCTAATATTTTTTTCTCTGTCGCCTCTATTGTTTTATCCGCTTTTTCTTCAACATCTTTTGGGTCAAATACTAAACTTGCAATTCCCATTGTAAAGCCCTCTGTTAATGATGTAGCTTCATCTAATAAACCAACCTTTTCTAAACCATAGGTTAAAGCATCTACCGCACCAAGTAACATTGTAATTGGTAAAGATAAAAATCCAATAATTCCCGCAGTTATTTTTTGGTTTCTTTCTGCTGCTTCGATCTGGGACTTCTTCTGTTGCTTCTGTTGTTCTAACAATAATTCAGATGATGCAATTATTTCATCTGTTTGTTGTCTTTTTAAATCTCTAATTTCTTTTTCAGATTTACCTTGTAACTTCAAGGTGTTCTCCATTGAACTAGTAGTCTTTAATTGCTCCTCTTGTGTGTCTAGTGTCTTTTGAGTTGTGTCTAATAAACTTTGTTGTTCAACACTAACCCCATTAACAAGCCCCTTTATATCATCCCAATAGGCAACGATTAAACCAATACCAACTGCAATGGCACCAATACCGGTTGCTATTAATGCTTTTTGTATTCCTTTTAATCCGGTAGCAAATCCTTTTAAAACCTTTATAGAAGAAAATAAACCTTTTTTTAGCTTAATTACTTTTGTAGCATACCCACCAGTTAGCTTATCAATTCCCCTAACTATATTGGTATGTTCTTTACTACCTTTATTTAATTCAGTTATTGCACTAGATGCCGCTCTTCTTTCAGTATTTAAAGTTCTCAATCCAAGCCTTTGGTCTTTTATTGCATCTTTTAAATGGTCTGCTTGTTTAGTTAATCTTCTTTGTGCTTCAAGATTTGTTTTAGATGTTTTCCTTTGAGTTTCTTGAACTTTAAGCAAGTCCTTTTCCAACATAATAAGAATTTCCCTTTGCTCATCTAGTGTAGAATTTAATTGCTTTAAATTAGCCTCTGCTTCTGCGGTAGTTATTTTTAACGTATAATCCTTTTCAATCATTTTTTATTCTTTTTTATTGATTTCAAAACACCTTTAAATGTTTTTGGCAAAGCAAACTTTCCTTGTGCTATTCTTATATTTTCAGTTTCACCCTCAACAACCTGGAGCAAGTCAATTATATTCTTAATCATAATATTGTGTTTAGTAATTCTAATTCTGTTTTACCGGTTGTTAAATCTGTTTTAAGAGAATTTATTTTGTAACTATCTTGTCCTAACTCTATCAAATCATTTAATTCCAGATCATAATAAACTTTCATAGGTAGATAAGCAGTAACTTTTATCAATCTTCTTTTTTCATTAAATACATCTTGAATATAAGTCTTGTATTTAGTTTCAAATAAAGTATCTGTAAAACAACCTGGGTCACCAACTTCCCTAACTGTATATTCATTATATTCATTTTGAAAATGTATGTTTACTTTACTTGTTGGGCAAGACAATGCCAAACTATTTGATGGTATAAAATATCTTGTTATATCATCTGGTGCAGCTCCGGTATCATAATCTCTAATTCTTATTGATGTACCATTGTTTAGGATAGGATAAAATAATAAAGGTTCACCATAATAAGGTTCAAAATTATCATCTACAAAATAACCATATTGTACTGTAGTTGATGCTCCAGATCCACTTGGGTCAATATCATAAAGTCTTTCATATTGCATATGCTCAAAAGGCAGTTCCACTTTATAATTTTCTGTTGGTGCATCATATATCCTATTGTTTAATTTATAGCTTATAGAACCCCAACCAGAATTATATATTTGTTCAAATTGTTTAGCGAATAAAGTACCTAAACCTTTATAACTAAAATTTATTTCTTTAAAAGGCAATGCAACCTCAACCTTTGATGTTTTAGTATCTAAATATTTATCTATGTTTATTGGTGTTTGTGAACCCGCTGCATAATAACTATCCAAAGTTCTTACAACTATTGTCCCAACATCATTAACAAAAGCAGTAAGGTTAAACATATTGAACATACCAGATATAAAATCTATAATTTTAATTTTAGGTATCTGTTGTGTGATATTAAACTCAAATACCGCACTAGTTCCAAATGTTGCAGCATTTTCAAATACAACAGAGCCGTTTAATGATTGTTGTTCATCATCTCTTTCTTCTGCATCTAGTGTCCATTTTATACCACCCGCTCCAAATTGCACCAACACATCACTTCTTATTTCTATTGTATATGTACCATCGGGTAATTGTTCGTTTGTATAAAAAGGATATTGTCCAGAAACACCATTTTCTGTTACCGTAGTTCCGGTGTTTGTTTCTGTTACTCTAATATCATAAGCTAATAAAAGATTTGTAGGTGTAAATAATAAATCTACTTGTGGTGTATCTAGGCTATAATCTCCATTTGATGTATCAATAGTTAAATTTCCAAATTCAATAAATCCAACGGGTGTCATTTCATCATAATCACCACTTGTTGTTTCTGTTCCTAATTCTGTTACTGATGTCCAACTCGCATCTCCGAAGCTTGGTGTTTCTACATTACCTTTTTTTCTATGCAACCATATAAATAAATCATCAAATTCTTCATTAGTAGTATCATTAAAAAAATCATCTGAAAAAACAATATCTGAACCATAGCCATTTGCAATAGTGTATTTACTTTCTATTGCATCAATTATAGCTTGTACTCTTAATGCGTATTTAAACTGCTTCCAATCAACACCATTTTGGTTTTGTGTACCAGTACCGTGATGGCTTATATTATTTGTTGTTGCCTCGGGGTCATATGTTGTATGTGAACCGGAATTATAAATAAGTCTATTTGTATGTGAGATTAAAGGCACTACAATATTATTATTCCCAGTTGGAAATCCTTGTAATATATCTACAATATCTTGGTAGGCATATACTTGTGAATTATCATCTAATGCACCCAAACTACTCAACAAATCATCACCCAAAACATCTTTAAGGTTCACTGTATTACCAAAGAAAGTAATGTGATATGTATGAGCTACATTGTTTTTTAAATCAACACTATTGAGTTTTATTTTACCATTCTTAAAAGGCAAATCATTTAACTCTAATCTTGCATCAGCTTTATTTCTTGCATCAAAGCCAAAGTCAATATCAAAATTATAATAGTGCTGAAATATCTTATTATTCTTTCTAGATGCCGGAACTGCAAATGTTTGAGTAAACTCCGTAAACACCTTTGCAATATCCTTTACATTTTGAATAGTCTGCGTTAGTGATACACTTTCATCTTTAAACAAGTCTACTCTTTCAGTACCGATATATAATTGTAGTCTACGCATTTATCTAATGTTGTTTATGTAATCAAAAGCTTCTTCAAACTCCATACTGTATTCTAT